CTCTAGGACATGTCAAAGCAAAAAACATTCCCCCGTTAACTATCACGGGGTAAAACCCTGATAGTTAATGGTAATAATAATAAAAACAAAAATGGAGTCCATTAAATGGCTTTGACAATTCTAGAAGCATCCAAAATCAATTCTGGTGACGTGAAGAAGGATGCCATCATTGAAATGTTTCCTCGCAATAGTGATATTTTGCGAGTTCTTCCTTTTGAGGATATCGCTGGTGGTGCATTGGCTTATGATCAGGAAGGTTCTCTTCCGGGTGTAGGCTTTCGTGGTATTAATGAAGCATACGCCGAATCTGTAGGCATTCTCAATCCCCAGACTGAGGTACTGAGAATTGCTGGAGGGGATCTCGATGTTGACAAAGCGCTGATTAAAACCAGAGGCATGTCTGTTCGTTCTACTCACGAAGCGGGTAAAGTCAAGGCGATGGCTCTTCACTTTACAGGCAAGTTTGTGAATGGTAATTCCCAGACAGATACCAGAGAATTTGATGGCATTCGCCAGAGAATTGGTGGGGATCAACTTCACACTGCTGGAACAAACGGGGCTGCTGCCTCCTTGTTTCAACTTCAGGACATGATTGATTCTGTAGATTCTCCTAACTACCTGATGATGAGCAAGCAGATGAGAAACAGGCTTTCAGTTGCTGCCAGATCTGGTGTAGGTGGGGACATCACTTATTCACTTGATGAGTTTGGTCGTCAGGTTACTGAGTATAATGGTATTCCCATACTTATTGCAGATATGGACAACCTTGGGGCAAAAATCATTGACTTCAATGAGACTACCGGATCCAGTTCTGTGACAACTTCTATCTATGCTCTCAGTATTGGTGATAACATGCTTTCTGGCATCCAGAATGGGAGTATTGAGGTTACTGATCTTGGTGAGTTGGATTCTAAACCAGTCCTCAGAACCAGAGTAGAATGGCTGGCTTCTATGGCAGTATTCCACGGGAGAGCCGCAGGACGTTACCGTGGTATTCTTAACGCAGCAGTTGTTGCTTAATTTTAGAAAAGAAAGATAATTAGGAGTTAAAATATGACTGCAAAAGCTAGTGTAGGCCGCTACACATACGATGCCGATTCCAAGGTGGTTCTTAGAGCCTTGGGGTCCTCAGCAATTACCGCTTCGGCTGCTTCCCTAGAAGTACCTCTGGACAAACTAACAGCTTACTGGCACGGTTCTGACACAGACTTGGCTATGCAAACTTTCGCTGTAGTTATTTTCGTCGAATCCTCTGATGGTGCGAATGGCGATGAAGATTACACCTTCGCTGTTGAGACAGACTCAGCTACTGGTTTTTCCTCTGCTGTATCTGTTGCATCGGTAGCATTCACCAATAGTGCTGCCCCTCTAGGAGAAATTGTAATCCCTCTGGATGTTGCTATGATTCAGAAACTTGATCCTACAGCAGCACTTTTGAGGCTCAATGTCACTCTTGCCGGGACGACTCCAAGTCTTGGTTACGGTGCTTGGATTGCTCCGATTACTAAGTAATCAATAATAATCAAAGAGGGAGGAAACAACCTCCCCTTTTTTTTAACTATTAAGGAAACCCCGACATGCCTGAAACTAGAAAAGAGCCTGTTAAAGTTACTGTATACGACACTGATGGTAAGCCAAGGCTTGTATCCCCAAACAACGCAAGTGATCTCATTAGATTTGATGGGTATACCGAATCTAAAGTTGTAATTACGTATGGTTCTGACTCAAAACAGGAAGCAGAACCTGAAGTAAAGTTGGTAGCAGAACCTGAAGTAGAACATGTTGTAGGTAGTGGACAACCAGTAGAAGAGAAATCTGTTTCAGATCTCTATAAAGAAGCGCAGGAACTCTACCCAAATTACAAATTCAAGTGGTCTCCCAGCCGACCTCACATACTTCGACAAATAGAAGAAGCAAAAGAAAATGAGTAATTTTGTTACAGTTTATGATACTGAGGGAAACCCACAAGAGGTTAGACCTCAACTAGCTGCTGACCGCATACTCTATGATGGGTGGACACATGAGAAACCACAAAAAAACAAAGTCGAAGATGAAGTCAAAGAAGTCGAAGAGAAAGAAGTAACCCGTAAAAAATTTAGAAAGTAGAACAAAGAACAGTTAATTTTTTACATTAAGAGAGCCTCTACTCATGACCTTTAGATTTCTAGTTGAAGATGGAAGCGGTCAAGAGCAGGGGCTTTTTACGTTTTCAGGACAACCAACTGACGCTGAAACGGTAACAGTAAGTGATGGAACTAATACTATCGTATATGAATTTGATAGTAACTCAAGTGTTACCAGCCCTAATGTCTCTGTGACAATAGGTGCTAGTGCCAGCGTAACTGCTGACAATCTGGCTGCTGCTATAACTGCTTCCAGACTCTCTAACAACATATCTGTTACTGCTGTTTCTTCTTCTTCTGTCGTGACATTATATAATATTAACATAGTTGGTGGGTTCCTTTTAACAGGGTCTTCCTCAGTAACCATTTCTGATTTCTCAGTTCCTAATAGTCTTGTTTCTGTAGAAGATGCTGACACTTACCTTGCACCCAATATTCATGCGTCAAATTGGGTTGCCTTGAGCACTTCTGATAAACAAAAACTGTTAGCTTTCTCCACTATTTTCTTAAATGACAGAGTGATATGGGAAGGCACCAAGACTGTGCCTAAATCTTATTTGGCTTGGCCACGGACTGGTGTTGTTGATAGAGACAATATTTCTGTAGGTGTTAATGAAATACCTGTCCAACTGAAACGTGCTGCTGCTGAGATGGCTAGATTCTTAGTGGATACTGACAGGACCATTGAGAGGTCTCAGGACGGTTTAAAAGGTCTTATAGTAGACGTTATCGAAATTAAATTTGATGATCATTACAGGCTTCCTACTACCCCCAGTCACATGTTTTATTTGATAGAGGGTCTGGGTATTCTCAGAGGTACTGGTCATGGGTCAGCAAGAGTTCTGAGGACATAAATGCCCTTTAAAACATTAGTGAAAGACCTCGTGTCAGAGGCTATAGTTATTATAGACGATCTGACTGACAAGACAGCAACATACATCTCAGTTACAGGTACTACTCCTTACGATCCAATAACAGATACTCAAACAGAAGTTTCTTCAAGTCAGGTCTTACCAATTGTATTTTCCCGATTTAAAATGGAAGAAGTTGATGAAAGTGTAATTGTACAAACGGACATGAAAGCATTAATCTCAGTAAAAGATCTGACAGCTACTCCAGAAATAAGTGACAGAATAACAGATTCTGCTGGGGTTATTTGGAATGTACAAAAAAAGATGGGTGTACCCGGAGATAGTCTCTGGATACTTCATATAAGAAAAGCCTAATAATTGTTTAACAGGATACACCATGCCAATAGCAGACATCTTTTCTCCAGTAACTACGGAACTGGATAGCCCTTATAGTAATGCAGAGTCTATTACTCCAAATGATGGTGCAGACCTTTCTACCAGACCTAGGGCTTTGTGGGTAGGTGTCCTTGGTAATGTTGCTATGGTTATTGGAGGTGCAACTGTTACAATAACAGGTGTTCAAGGACTCATACCCGTGAGACCTGAGAGGATTTTATTAACAGGCACTACTGCTACTAATATAATTTCCTTATTCTAAGGTCGAGGGATTTAATTGATGTCAGAACAATTAGAAAGCCTGTCGAAAAGAGTTAAAACTTTAGAAGAATGGCATGTAGAGGTAAAAGTGGAACATGCAATTGACGTAGAAAACAGAAAATTTCTTAATCAAAAATTTAATCAGATGTCAACAAATATACATGAATTAGAGGTAAAATTTGATACTAAATTTGACAAGATTTATTCTGCTCAGAGTTGGCTCATGAAATTGATAGTAGGAGCTATAGTAGTAAGTTTCATGGCTTTTGTGATAGAAGGTGGGTTGAGTGGGCTTGGTTAGTTTGTTATGATTTTCTCTTCTAATGCGCAATCATTTATAGCAAGTAATAAATTTTTTGAAAAAATTCCTAGGATAGTATTAACAAAGACTCTGCGAGCAGTTACTAAAGTAGTTCACAGAAGTTTATTAGCTAAGACACCTGTTTACACAGGAGAGACAGTTAGGAATTATATCTTAACTATGGACTCACCCCACGGTGGGGTAGTTTTTCCACCTATAGGCATACAGGATACTGGCCCAACTAACTCCATGTCGCTAGGGACAGAACCCAGAAGAGCGGCAAATGAGGCAGCATCTCTAGCCACTCAGGGTAATTTAAATTTATCGGATCCTTTTAAGAAAATATTTATTTCTAATGCATCACCTGCTGTAGCAGGCCTAGAAATGGGTCTGTTACCACCTCCTCCACTTAGATCAAGAAGTCCTCAAGGAATGTTTGCTATAACTTTAATGGAAGTGTCCGCTAGACTATCTTCTGGAGCCTTAAAGTGACTGTAGAAACTCAAAGAGCGGCCATAATTTCTAGGTTCAAGACCCAGTTTGATCTAACATACCCAGCAGTGCAGGTAAGGTATGAAAACCATGATTTCAATCAACCTGATAATACAACTTGGGTTGCCTTACATATTTTAGGGAGTGATGACTCATTTCAGGCTAATCTTGGTGTAACAAATGTAACAGAGAGGCATGTTGGGATTGTTCAAATTGATATAATTTCTCCAGAAGACAGTGGAACCAAGACTACTGCTGAGATAGCGGATTTTTGTGGGAAGATTTTCTCAAGGTATGAAGTAAAATCTGCTGCCAATGAGAGTATAACTTTCAAGACACCATCTCACACGCCTATGGGTGTAGAAAATGGTCAGTATAGACATATGGTAAGGATATCTTTTAGGAGAGATGAGAGGCTATAGATCACTTTTTACTTGACATTTTTGTCTAATTAGTGTACAAGAATATATTCATATGTTTTTGAGCCGAAAATGGCCCACTCTAAATAATAAAAAGAAAAACAGGAGATAAACGTGGCTAATTTCGCTGATTCCAATAGAGCCTCCATTAAGATCATACAAGAGAGTAATTCAGCTTGGGGTGTTACGCCTTCTTCAGGATCTTCCAGAGAGATCCGACTTACTTCATCCTCCCTTGCTGCTACTAAAGAAACCACAGTTTCTGATGAACTACGCTCAGATCGTATGGTTAGCACAGTTGTTGAAGTTTCTGCTTCAACTGGAGGAGACATTAATTATGAATTTTCTGCTGGTTCTCAGGATGACTTCTTTCAGGCTTTTCTAGCCTCCTCTTGGAGTCGTCCGATGACCTTCGATAAGTTCGAGGGTACTGCTGTTTCTTGGGCTACTACCAGTAGACTGGATATTGCCGGTCAGGATGTCACATCTTATTTCACTGTTGGTAGAAGAGTTAGAACTTCTGGTTTTGTTAATTCTGCTAATAATGATTATTGGCAAATTGCTTCTGTAGCCTTTACTAGTGGTAATACTCAGATAACAATGACTGCTACTACTGCTGTAATTGAATCGGGATCGACTTACACCAAGATTCAGGATGCTAACGATGTTATAATTCTTAAAGATACTACAATCAGATCCGGCACATCAGGTGCGTCTACATTTGATTCTAATGGAAATAACGCTTTTTCTACAGCTATAACAGCAGGTCAACTTGTTAGTGGACAGAAGATTTATGTGGATGGTTTGGGTTATGAAGAAGGCACATACACTCACGGAGTTCAGCCATCTG